GAGTATCAACCAGAAGCTTTTGTTTACGGTAATCACGATAGTAATATTCGTCATACGTCAGTAAATTCTGCATGCCATAATTGTATGATTCGGGCATGAACTGGAACTTCCCGTCACGGCCAGTACCAGCCGATCCGCCCCAAAGGCCCATGATCTCTTCTTCTTTGTTCGGCAGTAATGAAATACATTCGCGCTTAGTTAAAAAGCTCCGTTTCCAAATAGAGTTACAATCGGATAAATCTGATTTCCTGAAATAAGGATCTATCAGAAAGCTATTGTACTGACAATTCTCAACACGAATGTTTCCCGATATCGGATCGGAACGGTAATCAACCCAGACTTGTAACAAGTTCATGCCGGTAATCAAGGCACCTTGAAACGATTCGGATATTGTCTCGAGTATCCCTTCTTGTTGATTGGCCCACATAAGAACCCTGGTGAATTGGTCGGCGGTCTTTTGATCTGCATTTTCAATTGGCGTTACAATGGTAGATTTACGAGCCCGGCGTTGATGACCAGAAATCATGTTTACTACGCGCATAATCCGATTAAAATTGAACTGCTTTCTACGGTTGGCCGGAAGATTACCATAAATATCAGACCAGAGTGTCTGATCACCAACATAGAATCGGGTATCAGTATCAGCTTCTGACCAGAACGATTGGTTTATTGTTATGCTTTCGGCATAGAAGGATTCCATGCGCGATAAAATACTCTTATCCTTTTCGTCGTAGTACTGGGGTCCCAATTGGGGAAACAACATGTTTTTCTCCTTTATACGGTTGCCTACTTGCATTCTAGAAAGCTAGGACTTTTATCGCAAATTGTTACGAAAAAAATATAACGATACCAGTGTAATGCAGAAACTGTACGCAACATATGGATGATATAGCACTGATTCCCAAAAAGATAAGAGTTCGTTCATCTTCAATCATGAACAATGTTATAAAAAACAATAATGTTAAGCTCACCCAGAGTTGAACGTAATCAGCGAAAACTCCATACATATCTTCTCCTTAATTTCAGATGTCGACAATCTGTCGACATCTCTTTCAATAGGGTGGTAAATCATCGCGAAACACTGCAGGCATTGAAGACGATACACCATAAACCGCTTCGTTATAGCGTCTGTCCAACTCCTCTGGCGTAATGCCATCCCGGGTCTTGGGCAAACTAATACACAAATACCGCATACAATCTGCATAATGCGATGACCAATCATGAAGAGGATGATTCTTATAAATCTTTTTCTTCGTATCATACTCCTGGCGATAATTCTCGAGCGCTTTAATTAACCCGACACATGATTGATCGATCCAGATCTTAGACAGCGAGCCCCGTACCGCTTCAATCCCATCTTCAATACTCAAATCAGGAGCGACGGTGAAATTAATTCCGAGCTGGCGAGCACGCTCGATCCGCGACATCCCCGTACCGAACTCCGTGACCTTGATATCATGCGGAGCAATATGCTTACCATAGACATACAGCTGCTCTTGCAACACCTTTACATAGTGCTCCAAACCGAACTTATTGTTTTCATAACAATTAATTATGCGAACCGTTTGCCCAATAACTTGAAAGAATATAATCGTTGTACTATCCCGTACACCAAGATCCCATGCAGTATTGACCTTGAATCCCGGTTCCCAAGGCACCTGGCTTATCTGCCCCTTAACACGCATACGATCGAGATATTTGGCATAGTACGAACCCTCAACACCCATCTCAAACGAACAGAAGTATTCTTGTTGAATGAGATCATCAGACATGATACCTTCAGCACGCTCGCGTTCTATTTCATGCAAGGATATGTGCTGCGTGTCTTCTATTGAAAGTTTTAATGCATACCAATCCTGTGAGTGCTGTGCAATATTCCAGAGCTCCCAGAGGCTATTTTTTCCGCGTGGCGTTGATATGAAAAGCGCCCATCCGTTATTGGCCAATAAAATAGGCCGTAAAAACATATATGCTCGTGGATCTTGTAAGGCGTACTCTGAGAAGACTATACCCCGAGGATTAGTACCAACAAGAGAATCAACATTATCCGATCCGACTAATTGAATCAGCGAGCCGTTAGTAAGCCGTATTTTCATTTCCTGGCTATTGCTTGATTCGATAAGCTGCTTAGGAATATAGTCGAGGAACTTTTCTCCTGTATTGGTAATAGAATCCCAGATAACTTTCTTCGCTTGGGCATATGTAGGAAAGATGTAGTAATAAACACCGATCTTCTTTATAGCGGCACGGATCATGATATTGAACGCGGTAACATCTTTGCCCGCCCGACGTGGCATAATAGCCAGGACACGTTTATAACCTTTGTTCTCAATAGCATCAATAAGCGGTAACTGATATGAACGTGGCTTGAATTTATTCAGATGTATCTGTGCTTCGACCTTCATCATTCTTTCTTTCAATAACGAGCGGAGAACTTGGCATCTTCTCTAAGACTATGTATTGTGTACCCGCATTCTGATTAATATTGGCAGGCGTCTTGAGCTGAATCTGCATTTCTCTATATTCGCGATTATAGAGCGGGAGTAGACGCATCCCCAATTCTCGATCTATTGTTTCACTGTGTGTATGAATGCCCTCCTGTAAACGAGATCCTATAGCATACTGGGCGTATTCATAACAATCTTTGAAATAATCGTTGTCGTCACCTATATGCTTAAAGCGATACGGGTTCATGCGTCGCGATAAGGGAAAATCCTCTATCTTGGTGCTTTCACTGAGGATCGACCATTCTACCAACTGATCCCCAAGACGATTCTGTTCTCTCTCATCAGAAGGAGGCCAACAAAGTTTGAAATGAGTTGTGCGTTGCGGTGTAATCGTCGTTTTTCTACGCACAATAGGCGCGCGTGAGGAGTTCTTTGTTCTCATAAGCTTTTATTGTACCTTTGTAAAAAATAATTCAATTCTTGGGATAGAGTCGTAAAATTTTTTCGAATTAATTGATACAATAATACACTCTGGCTTAAAGACATATCCTTCTAATATATGCAAAATACCCCCAACAAGATCATTCAAGCATGGTTTCTGATAGTGCGGTTTGCCGTCTGTTTTTGTTTGGCATGGTTGTTTGGCGAGTGGTAAGTAGAATATTACATCAAGATGGGTAGGCGCTTCAAAGAGACTCTGGGCCTGTTCACTTAAAAAAGATGCTATTTCCCAGCGCTTTGCTTTAATATCTGACCATGCCATACCGTGATTGCCACGCATGCGACCTATAATAGTCGGATCTCCTGGTAATACATAACTTAATGTTACAGGGGCTTTTTCCATACCTGCTCCTCTTGCAATGATTTTTCCGTAGCAATACTACTCTCAATTTCCTGTTTTTGGGAAGCCCGGGATAAGATCTTCTGCAGAGCAGGACACCCTGAAAGAAATGCCTTTCCCTGTTCGGATAAGGTAGTTTCTTGACTCAAAGCTTCAGAGCGAATCTTCTCCAATAACGGTCGATCATGCAATGCAGCGCGCTGCTTGCGAAGCTCAGCGAGCTTTTTTCGTTCTTCGATGGTCAATTGGGGAGCTGGTGGACTGTGTTGTTGTTCAAAGCGTCGAGCAACTGCTGCATATTGACTGACAAGGGTCGGTAAAACCCCTCCCTTTTTATTAATATTATTAATCATATTATTACTTCCTTTATATGGTGTTAGATTTGCCATATGAGCAAGGGCAGTAAGCTGAAGAACAACCTTAAAGGTCAAAGCTCGAAGAGCAGGTAATATACTCTTCAGTTCATCACGAATCACAGCTCGTTGAAAGATAGACGGTAATGCGTACAGACATGTACGACGATAACGATACTTCTTCTCTAAAAGACCACGCTCGACAAGCTCTTTTATCAGTACATTAACATGGCAACGAGTCCCACTCACATACGTGCTTAATGTCGTTTGAGAAACATAGATAGAATCGCAATTGTTATCAAATGCAATTAGTTGATTAAGTAACCGTTTGCCCATCCCAGAAAGGGAAGAAATTATTGATTTTAGATTTTGGCTGCGAGAAAGTGCTTGTAAAACTGAGTTTTTTGATATACGATACATAACAGTTATTTGCTTTCGCTAAAAACATAGCTGAGTTCGTAATAGTTATTTATTTCGTAGGTACATAAAATTATTTTCAATGTACTTAATAAGTAACGTGAATCAAAAAGGCGGGTATGATTTTTCATATTCGTTATCCTTGGTCGGATTGATCATACAAATCAAAGAAGAAACAAAGAACCACCGGGGGGCGGGACTAGTTTTAACAAACTTCAAGATGCGATGACATAAAATTTTGATTAAACTATACGCTGTTTTTTTTAAAAAGGGAAGCTCAAAGTTATCAGAGGTTTAAAAGACCATTGAAAACGGGAACAATATAAGCTAGTACTACCCTAAAAATACACGTAAAAATTTAGTGGGGATGATAATTCATATATCATCTCCATTTTTATTAGATTTCTATTTCGGACCAGCACAGAATCTTCAAAATAGTTATGCGTGACATTTTTTCGTCTGAATACAAAAATTTCTTGAGCGTGATAGAAGATATTCCTACTTCAAGTGCTGCATCGGCATAACTTATTTTTTTATCCGACACTTTTTTCCAAACCGCAGCTCTACTTCTTTTCAAGAACTCAGGATTGTTCATTTCTTCATAGGTAATCATAGTTTTTCCTTTTTATTTACTTTCTTCTTCCAACCAACGCACAATTTTTAATGTAGTAGTACGAGACATTTTTTTACTTTGCTGCATAAATGTAAGCAGTGTCATGTATGAAATTCCTATAGATTCAGCAGCTTTTTTATACGTAAGAAATTTCTTATCTTGCATCTTGGTCATCCTTTCCCTAACAGCCATGATTACTTTTTCGAGAAATTCAGGACTCTTTATTTCTTCAGGCACATTTTTAGACATAGTTTCCCCTTTGAATACAACGTGGTGGACGTTATTATCACATATTTGACTATATTGTCAAAATATATGTCAAAATACATTGACTTATACTAAGTTATAGATATAGTGAATTATAGAGAAATAGCTCTAAATTACAAGGTAAAAAAGCATGGATCTCACTCGAGAAGAACAACTCTTAACTAAGATAAAACTTTTAGAAGAGATCATTTCCGATACTGAAAAGATTGCTCAACTACAAACCTCTTTAGAACAGAAGAAAGCTTTTGCCGCAAGTCTTAAGAATTTTGGTAAGATTCCTAAATCAGCGAGGATAGCTCTGGCGCACAAACAGTTCTAGGATAATTCTCAGCAATTAAGGAGTTGTTTATGAGTAGTAAGGAAGATTCTAGGATAGCGATAGTAATTCAAAATCGTGCAATTCAGAAAAAATGGATGTACGAAGCATTTCAAGAAATAAAAGAACGTGCGCAAGAAGATATATCTGACTCTATGGTAAAGGACTATGCCTTGTTCATGCTCTCAGAACGTTCTCCATTACAGGTAGAAGACGATGAGATTCGATCATGGTGTGAAAAGATTATGCTCATCACAAAAAAATAAGGGACCATAATGGATACAGAAAAAATATACACATTGTTAGAAGAGCTCAAGAGCATTATCCAAGAGAAAACTCTATCTCCTTACTCATCTGCACAAACGAACGAGATCTATGCCTCACTTGCCAAAGCACAGGGAGAATATCCCGTTATAGGTCCTAATCGAGAAAATCCTTATTTTAAATCTTCATATACTGATTTAGACACTATTTTAAGAGCGATTCGTCCAGCATTGACCAAAAATGGCCTAGGATTAACGCAACAGATTCGGATAACAAGTGATGGGGCCACGATACTTCATACAATCCTGACGCATTCTAGTGGGCAATGGATGGAATCCCGTAATAGAATCATACCTCCTAAGAATGATCCACAAACCTATGGATCAACGTTGACCTACCAAAAACGTTATGCCGCTATGGCACTTTTAGGAGTAACGTGTTCGCAAGACAAGCAGGATGATGATGCTGAAGTGGCTATGGGTCAAGCGCGTAATGTATTTGTAAAAGGGCCAACCACGAAATACAACCCAAAAGAAGAGAGCGTTGATGTCATCTCTAAAGAGCAGTTAGATGAATTGGAATATGAACTTCAAGAGTATCCAGATATAGGTGAAATGATCCTAGAAAAGATGCAATTGCAATCGCTGGCTGATCTGCCCAAGAGTAAATATCAAACCTCAGTGACGCGTGTGAGGGAAATAAAAGCTATACGTAATGGCGTTGCCGTTAAGTAATACAAAGTAGGGGCCTTCCTAAAAAAGAGGCCCCTTCCTCCTCTAAATACACTGCTGAGGAGGCGCTCTCTATTTGTTACAGGATAGAGAGCGCCCTTGATTATTTCAGTTGTTTTTCTAGTTCTTCTACGCGATTGTGCAGTTTCTGCAGTTCATTAAGAAGCAAGATTGGAAGATCGTAATACTTAACCCCTTCAGGCTTCCCTTCTTCATCATAAGCAACTAAAGTCTGAGCTAATTCTTCAACTTCTTCAGCGATAAGTCCATAATGAACCGATTTGGTTCTATCAGAAATATAGTTAAATATAACAGGCCGCAATGAATAGAGGAAAATACTTTCTTCGTCCATATCTTGGATATTCTCTTTGCCCCGACGCGAAGATGGAGTAAAGGAATAGGATCCTATAAGAGAATTCAGTTTGTACGATTCCATGAGTTGCTCTTTCTATTGATTACCAGTTGAACCGAGGCGTTTGGGATTAGGAATAAAAGTTTTAGTCATAGCATCATATGAATCGCCAGGATGTACGATAAGTCCTTCACATATAATTGCTTTACATCCTCGTGGAGGCTGCCATGTGTCGAGCCCATTCCATAAAATAATATTAACTACTTTATTATCCGCATTGATAACAGCATAACGCATAGTTTGTCCTCTCTTATTGTAAATACTCTACAACGATAACTAAGCCATCAGCACCATCGCCACCAATGCCACTTGTAGTGCCATTGATCGAACCGCCGCCGCCACCGCCACCGCCGCCTGGAAAACCACCAACACCGCCATTACCTGCCACTAATCCAGAACTTTGGCCGCCGCCGCCGCCACCACCACTCGCACCACACATAAGTCCATGCATGGCTGAAGTCAATTGATTAGCGCCAGGCTGTCCATCAATAGTTCCGGTCTCAATACCGCCAAGGCCACCCGCTACAAGTGTTATAAGAAGATCAGGAGTATAAACTGTTCCCCCATCGCCTCCCGTCCGAGGTGTTCCCGTATCAGCGCCACCACCGCCGCCACCGCCCTGTGAATTAGACGAGACAGCATCGGGAAGATGAGTTGTGCCATCGGTAATCGTTCCTTGACCGCCAATTTGAGAACTACCAGTGGTTACAATAAATAATCCAGTTGCTCCTCCTTGAGACAAAGCCGTTCCGGTAGTACCTCCTTGAGGACTACTTGCACCAGCTGATAGCTGAGATATATATCCTAAATAGGAAAGAGTAGCAGTGCTTCCATCATTACCATTGGTATTGGCTGATCCTTGACTTGCGCCTCCTAAGCCTCCCGCTGCTATAGTGACTGTTTCTCCTAAAGGATCGAAAAAGCTTATGGGATATGAGACATAAAATGGTCCTGATGATGCTCCTCCTGCACCACCACCAGCAGTGGTATTTGTTCCTTGACGACCACTTGCTCCACCTCCGCCGCCGCCCCAGCCCCATGCAATAACCCAGAAAGCATTAACATCTGGAGTCCAGGTTCCTGATGCATTGAATGTCGTTGTTTTTACACTAAAGCCGCCACCAGTTCCGGTAATAGTTACCGTACTTCCTGAGGCGGACGTCGTTATTCCACCAGCACCAGTAAATGTTATAGCTCCGGCTGAAGGTGTTGCCGATCCTGAATCAGCATTAAAAGTAGTAGTCCCTGTCGTAGGTGTTTGATAGGTAGGAGCAAGCCCCACGCCATTGCTCGTTAAGACATCACCTGCTCCACCTGTGGTTGTAGTTACTAGGCTTGTGCCATCGTAGTATATCGTGCCGTCAGTTGTTGCAAATGATGAGGCATTGGTGCCGCCATCGGCTATTGCTACTGGCGTATCGAGATTAATAGTAACCGTACTCCCGGAAGCTGAAGTTGTTATGCCAGTGCCGCCGGCTAAAGTAATAATACCTAATGAAGGTGCAGCAGTACCACTATCTCCAGCAAAGGTCAGTGTAGCAAAAGAAATACTTTGATACGTAGGCGCCACACCGATTCCATTACTTGTTAGAACGTCTCCTAAACTCCCTGTAGCGGTCGTAACTAAAGAAGTACCATCAAAATAAATAGTCCCATCAGTAGTCGCAAATGATGAAGAATTGGTACCGCCATTAGCAATAGGAATAACGCCAGAAACATCATAAGTTACGGTGTTACCGCTCGCGGATGTAGTTATATTAGAACCGCCAGCCATGATAATAACGCCCGCCAACGGAGCAGCAGATCCACTATCGGCATCAAAGGTTGTTGCTCCTCCTGATCCAGTTGCTGTAATTGTAACGGTACTTCCACTTGCTGCTGTTGATATCCCAGAACCACCGGCAATAGTAATAACACCGCCAGAAGGTACTGCGGTACCTGTATCGCCATCCAAAGCAAGTAATACTGTAGATCCACCTAGCAGTCGCCACGTTGCAATTCCCGCGTCTTTATTGGTTAAGAGATAGAGATCCTCACTGGCTGAATCGAGCCAAAAGGTACCTAAATTGAAATTATCATAATCATTAATAGTTGGAACACGATTATCAATCACTTCATCAGGAGGAGTAATAGGTTCAACTCCTAAGTAGGCCAAAGGATTGAGGCCTGTTAGACGTTTATTTTGTGGATTTGCCATATTACTCTCTCCTTTTGGAAACATTAATTACTGATTATCTGGTTTTGCAATACGTGCGGAATCAGGAATGAAAACGTCATTTTTCGGATCATATATATCACCGATTTGAGCAACATCGGATTGAATGACAGTCGTTCCTATAGGGGAATTCCATTTGCTTATACCGTCCCATTTGATGATATTGATCACGGTCAATGAACGATCAATGATTGCATGGCGCATGGTTTCTCCTTAGAAATATTCCACAACAACAATTCTACCAGCCCCGCCAGAGCCGCCTGCGCCGCTATTGGTTCCATTCAATGAACCGCCGCCACCACCACCGCCACCGCCAAAAGTTCCTCCAGCACCACCAGTACCAGCACTACCGCCAGTTTTTTGTCCGCCGCCGCCGCCGCCGCCAGATCCTCCGTAGTAGGCACCAGTACTGCCAAAAGCTCCAGTTGTCCCGTTCGCGCCGTTGATAGTTCCTGTTTCAACTCCGCCGGCTGCTACTGCAACAATGTATACTGCAGAGTTAATAAAACGAATACCAGATCCATTTCCGCCTGTTCGAACTGTAATACTATCAGCACCTGCGCCGCCACCACCGCCTCCTCCAATACCAAAAGAGTACGTGTCAGAAGAAATATCTGGTATTGATTGTATGTAGTTAGCAGACTGCCCATCTTGAGTAGTTCCTGATCCACCACCTGTAGCCACGATCGATCCAATAACTCCTACGCCATTGGAAAGTAAAATTTTAGTTGTACCAGGTCCACCAGTTCCACTACCCGTGTTACCTCCTGAACCAAAGAAATTTCCTGATGCCACCCCAGGAGTTGCTCGCATATTTCCTAGAGAACTTAAGCCACCCGCAGTTCCATTATTTCCACTAGTATCATTAACCGTTTGAGCAGCGCCACCACCACCTGCTGCTCCAATAGTTACTGTTTCTGATGCAGCAAAAGCAGAAGCTGGAAGCCACGACTCAAGGAATCCTCCTTGAGATCCGCCTCCTCCGCCAGCAGCGGTAGTAGTTACTCCCCGTCGTCCCGATCCGCCACCACCGCCACCACTCCAAATAAGAAGTTGAACGAAATTGGTCCGATGATCCATGGTCCACGTACCACTACCAGTAAATGTTGTAGTAAGCTGGCCGCGACCATTTATAGCGTTATTAAAAAAAGCCATAACTACTCCTTTAAGAAACTTGAATATTGCCTTGTGCTGACAACACGTTCCAATCATTATTAGCAACGACGCAGACTAATTCAACTGAATCTCGTGTAAGCGATGATGCCAAGAATCCAGTAGCTCCCGTAGTAGTAGGAGAATCGCCAAAATAGATGGTCTGTCCACTATTTTGTGCTATTTTCCAACCGGTAGCATTATTGATCCCCGTAACACGAACAAGATCCCCAACAGCAGCAGTTGCTGGCAAGGTCATAACACACGTACCTGCATTGTTTGCTATATAGCCATTATTAACAGCGATAGCCTGTGTCGCTCCCGTTACCACTGTCCAAGGAAATGCTGAAGACCCCACTGCTTGATAGGTAGGAGCAAGTCCTATACCATTACTCGTAAGTACTTGACCTGAAGAACCGGTGGTAGTTGTAACCAGTCGTGTACCGTCATAATAGACTGTGCCATCAGTAGTCGTGAATGAGGAAGCAAATGTACCGCCATTGGCAATTGGAAGAATTCCAGTAACGCCATTGGAAAGATCTATTTGTGCCCATGCGGGGTTGTTAGTAGTACCGGTATTGGATAAATATCGTGTTGCATTGGTGTCTTTTGCTAGTGTTGAGAACACGTTACTTGCTGATCCATAGATGAGATCGCCTTGAGCATTAGTTGCTGGATAGGTACTTGTAGTCCACGCAGGATCAGCAGAAGATCCAGCCGATTGCAATAGCTGACCAGACGATCCAGTAGCAATAGAGGTCAAGCTATTGGTAGCATTACCTATCTGCACTGTATGGTTTGTCGTACCAGAAACATTGACTGTTAAAGTAGAACCTGAACCACTTGTAGTAATATTGTTACCACCGGAAATAGTAACCACTCCGAGCGTAGGCGTTACCGATCCAGAATTACCATTGATGGTGGTTATGCCACCACTTGCTGATACTGCTTGATAGGTAGGTGCGAGGCCTACTCCGTTACTTGTCAGGACCTGCCCTGAAGTACCCGTAGTTGTAGTGACCAAAGAAGTACCATCGTAATAGACAGTCCCATCAGTTGTTACAAATGACGAAGCATTGGTACCACCGTTAGCGATAGGTAAGACGCCCGTAACACCGGTTGAAAGCGCTACTTGATCCCATTTAGGATTATTCGTGGTCCCCGTATTGGCTAAATAACGTGTTGCATTAGTGTCTTTAACTAATGTCGAGAATGTATTAAGTGCCGAACCATAGATCAAATCACCTTGAGCATTAGTGCTCGGATAGGTAGAAGTTGTCCATGCTGGATCAACGCCTGCACCTGCCGATTGTAATAACTGCCCGGCTAAACCTAATACTAATGAACTGAGACTATTAGTCGCATTTCCTAATTGTAGTGCATGGTCAGTCGTGCCGGAAACATTCACGGTTAGCGTAGACCCGCTTCCAGAAGAAGTAATATTATTTCCACCGGAAATAGTTACTGCTCCTAGGGTAGGAGTAACTGATCCAGAGTTTCCGTTTATTGTCGTGATAGCGCCGCTCGCAGAAATAGCTTGATAGGTAGGCGCCACACCGATACCATTACTTGTCAGAACATCTCCAGAACTACCTGTAGTGGTAGTTACTAAGCTTGTGCCGTCAAAATAAATAGTCCCATCAGTGGTAGTAAATGAAATAGCATTTGTACCGCCATTTGCAATAGAGACTGGAGCATCAAGATCTATTGTAACTGTGCTACTGGCTGCCGAAGTTGTAATGCCAACACCGCCAGCAATAGTAATTGTACCACTAGAAGGCGTAGCCGTACCTGTGTCACCATTGAGTGCATTAAGAAATGATGAACCGCCACTGGTGGATCCTAACTGCCCTGTTACAGTGTCAATAGATACAAGAGCAAGATTAGAAACACTAACGCCAGTAATTCCCGCGATATAACAAAGATTTTGTTGTCTTGAGCCACTGCCTTGAGTTCCTATACGTATAGTATTAGCATCTCCAGTAACGCCACTGCCACTTATGACAATGTTATTAGATTCTGCACCAGTGTAATTCTGACCGGATTGAAATCCAATAGCTATATTATCATTACCAGTGAGTAGAGCAAAGGCTGCCGCGGGACCGAGACCTATGTTGCGAGCTCCAGTTGTCAGAAATCTGAGAGCTTGAACACCAAGTCCAGTATTATTATCGCTAACACAAGCTGCCAATGTCTGATAGCCTATTGCGACGTTATTGATATTAGTTATACATGTTTGTAAAGCCTGTGAACCGACGGCAACGTTATTAGGACCCGTAGTGACAGCCGTTCCTGCCTGATAACCAACAAATACTGAATCGTCAGTACTACTCGAGGCTAATCCCGCATTACTACCTACCGAAACATTACGGCTACCGGTCTTGATATCTGATAATGCCAACTCTCCAACGCCAACATTGTCGGTGCCAAAGGTTAGTGCCGCGTTTCCTGCTGAAGCACCAAGAAATACGTTATTGGTTCCCCAATTGGCCATAAAGGGAATACCACCCATCCAGTAGATCCCGAATGCCGCACCTGGGTCGCTATTGGCCATAAATATATTACCGGAAACGATATTAAGATCGCCGCTACTAATAACTTCGCCACCAGCACCAATAGTAAGACCTATGCCTGAATCAGGAGCAAATATAGTGACGTTTCCGGCAGCAGCAATCTGCATACGTAATAAATCGCCACTTACTAAATTGGGAGAAGTATTGAAAAATAGATCTGTCGGCATACGTCCAGCACCTATTGTGCCATCAGTTACACCATAAATACGCGCGCCTACTTGATAAGTGGCACCATCAAATCCCATAAAGCGAACATTGCCAATCGTATCACCATTAGTAATGATACCACCCAGGCGACTCTTACGCATATCAAGAGTACTGGTAGTGGCCGCATTGTCAGTATCTTCCACAAAAAAAGAACTATCCGTTGTTTTATTATCAATGCTATTTATAGATCCTGGCATTGTTTCTCCTATACCACAGTAAAGTTACCCACAGCCGATAGAACGCGAAACCCAGTATTAGTTGTAATACACAGAAGCTCAATAGTGTTACCTGGATCGGCAGCGGTCAATGATCCACCTATTCCTAAAGTTGTTGTCGCAATACCGAAAGAGACAGTTTGTCCGGCATTTTGGGCAATGAGATAACCCCCTGCTCCTTTTCCACAAATGCGGAAAATGCTCCCTTCTGCCGCTAAGACAGGCAGAGTAAATGTAATTGGGGTACCGAAATTTGCTATATAACCAGTATCGACTGCCATTGATTGCGTACCGGCTACAACTTCAATCCATGGTAATCCACCGCCACTGACTGATATTGTTAATGTATTGGTACCGGCATTACCGGCAACAGCTACGCTTCCAGATCCTACGACATCAATATTACCTAACCCATCAGGACCTACTGGTCCACCGGTATTGCCCGTAAGCGTCAGTACTGATCCGACTGGCCCTACTGCTGTTGCGTATCTTCCTGCTTGTGACATTGTCTCTCCCTATTAGGTAGTAGTTCCATAAAAGACAGAAACATAGACACTGCCAGTACTTGGACTTGCGATTTCTTTGACGTAGACTCGTGTGCCTTCAGCTAGAAAAGCACCTTGTGCCAGTGTTTTGTTAGCAGTAACATCGAGTAATAAGAAACCATTGGCAGGAAGTGGAAAGTGATCATCAATGCCATTAAGTGAGAACATTAATGTTTCATCAGTTAAATTTTGTATAAAAATAATGCGTATAGCATGAGAAAATGAAGCTCCTATGCCTGCATAAGTACCACTAATACTACCAAAGGCGAGTGATCGCACCGGTTCGGCTAGGATTCGTATCGCTAAACTCATCGTTGGTCTCCTTTATAGCAGATAATAGCCGCTCAGGGAGATAGTTCCTGTGCCGCCAGTTCCTTTTACATAAACTTTAGTTCCTGCTCCCAATAATGACATAAAAGCATTTGGTTGCGCATTAGCCTGAAAGTCTAACGTAAGTGCAGTATTAGCAGCAAGATAATCATGGTCAGTAGAGCCATCATAGCTAATAGTAACAGCTTGATTAGAAGCGTTGTTAATGCGAATAAGAAAACATGCATTGGGTAATCCTGATGTATTAATAACGGCATAGGATCCGCTAACGCTTGATGAAGCTATAGAAGTAAGGGGAACTGCTTTTACGCGATTAGTTGTTGCCATGACTACTCTCCTTTTTGTTATCTACAACGTTATGATTGTAGCGTTTGAGATGAAGCATCAGCCGATTTTTGTTTTTGCTCTTCCAATTTTTGGAATGCTTCACGCGCCATCTTCACAACTTCTTCCAAAAACTCATAGAGTACATCATGTGATTCACCAAGGGGAGAACCTGTTGGCGCTGCAAATGTATAGGTACGACCATTTCTGGTTATGGAAAGGGTAAATGTTACTAATTTGTCCACGAAAGACTCCTGTTATGAAAATGAGTTATACCACTGCTGTAGTATATAACGTTGAGAGGATCGCTGAAACAACAATCTGAGCTTCTAAGTTTCAGTCCGTGACATTTCTTCACGAGCTGAGCTCCTAAGTTTCAATCCGTGACATTTCGTCACGAGTTCAAATCCTCTCAACGTTATAAAACTTTATGCTGGTGTGAATGTACCGTTCCTTGAAACAACTCTAAAATCAGTATCGGCAGTAATACATACAATCGTTATTGAAGCGCCAGCATTATCTGCAGTAAGCGTTCCAAGAACACCCGTTGTTGTTGCTGCAAGATCATCAAAGATAGTTTGTCCTGCATTCTGTGCTATCTGATAGCCACCAGTGTCTTTTCCTACGATCGCAATAACTGACCCAACTGGAGCTACAGCAGGCAATAGAAAGACAACTTGATTACCATCACCAGGATTAGAAATGTAGGCAGTATTAATTATCAATGATATGGCATCTGTCGCTGCTGGTGATTCTATCCAAGCCAAGCCACCACCCGTTACATCAATTTGAAATAACGAACTTAATGGAATACCGGTAACCGTAAGCACTGAACGAGCGCCCTGGATATTAATATTATTTGTAGTTCCTGGTACTGCTCCACCCGTATCGCCAGTCAATGTTAACAGAACAGAATCACTGACCCCAATAGACAGAAGAGAACTTCCTGGGGTACCAGCTACCACAATACCTGTACCGCCTTGTACATCAATATTATTGCCAGTTCCTGGTACTGCACCACCACTATCACCAGTCAATGTGATAACGACATCATCATTTAACCCAATAGAGAGAAGAGAACTTCCAGGAGTACCTGCAACTGTAATTCCTGTACCACCGAAAATATCAATGTTGTTTGCAGTTGCCGGAACAGCACCGCCACTATCACCTGTTAAGGTTATAAGCAAGAGCCCATTAGCAACCTTAGACCAATTGGCTTGGTTATTAACAATACTGGTTAAGAAATACACCTGATTATTCGGTTTATCAATCCACTCAGTTCCTAATTCTGCTTTATCATTAGCTGTAGGTGCGCGTTGAGCAATTATAGGAAGTGGTCCAGTCAGCAATAAAGGATCATTTAACCCGTAAGCAACGCGATTATTTTGTAGATTCACCGACATTATTATCTCCTTAATCTTGAAAAAGATTGAACTATAGTATTGTTTTTACTTTCTTCCAGAACACATTTCCCACAACGATTGGCATTTCCCTCGATCATTACTCTTAGGTTTTTGTTCGTCTGGCTGTGGTTCTATTCGAGGAGGAATATCAATAGGTTGTGATCGCATTATTACCGGTGATTGTTCTGGCATTGTTGGCGACGAACCTCGACGAACAAGCATTATTTCTGCATTTTGACGTCTCACAACCTCAGGAAAACTATGTTTATGTTCCGGTACCCGTACTTCTTGAAGATCAATAAGCGTAGGAGTAACGGCTCCGGGTAACGACATCATCGAGCCTAAAAGATGCGAAGCGAGAAGTTTATTACGCTGTGCCTCCATATATGATTCTTCATCGCTACTAGGACTATTATCACCACCACCACCACCATTTAATACCCATATTTCCTCTTCGTCATCGGTGCCATACCCCTCTAAAACCGGCGTTAAATCTTGATATGGCATTCCACCTCTCCTAAGTTCAGGATTATGAGAAACAACCAGGGGAGCTACAGGATGTAGATAGTGAATTCGCAGACCGCCTCGATTAACAATCAAAGGACTCAGTTGCACTTTCCCTTCGGACTTTTCCGGAGAATCTTTATCTGCAGCAAGACTAGGAATCGTTATTAATAAAAATAGAAAAATATTTTTCATATATTTTCTCCTTAGAGCGAGCGCCAGATCCATGTAGATTCATGGTATTTCTTGCTTTAGTAGAACTCGAAAGGGAACCAGTTGCAATAGTGAAAAGAAAGTTGTAGTATAAATATATATTTATATATTTTAAGGAGTGCGTCTATGGAAAATACAAAACGGCTTACTTCAAGTGTCGACACTATGTCGACAGTTAAATCAAAAAAGCGCCTATTGGTTGATTTATCGGAACAAGACCATAGAAAAATAAAGGGAATGGCTGCAGCTCGGGGTATTACCATGCGCTTATGGGTAATGCGAGCCCTTGCAGAACAGATAAAACGAGAAAAACAGATACATGAACAAAGTGATAATACTTAAAAGGAAACGATAATGTTATTGGATATACTTGGCGGGATACTTCTTATAGTTGGCAGTTTATTTGTGGGATTGATGCTCTACTTAGCACTATTTGTAGGGTTTATTTACGGCGGTATGCGTATGCTTGCATGGATGTTTCGAAAACTTCCTCAGGTTGATTTTAATAAACCTAATCAAGACAATGCAGAAAATAAGCAAGGACTTTGTTCTTTAACAAAGGAAGCGCTTGATTGTTACATCAAACGCTGCCAAGAAGAAAGTAAAAAATTATAAATTTGCCCGTCTACGCGCAGATCCTATTACTCCCGGTTGTTTTCCTGTAACGGCAGCTTTAGTTAAAGGTTTGGCGTTAAGTTGTGGAAGGGAAGTAGTGGTGACAATTCCTTCTTTGAATTGATCGGCAAGCTTATCGAGTTGTGGTTGCGTATATTCATCAACCAGAAGTTCGATATTAGCCGGACGTTTGCCACCATTTGTGTCAATGATCTGTTTCATAGCGTTATAACGAACATGATTAGCCTTATTAAAAAAGCGCATGTTCTCAATAACTCTATTCTTACCGGCATCTGTTTGCATAAGGGTAGGAATAATTTGCATGAAGGCAGTAAGATCTTGGTTAGTTACGCGAGCTCCGAATATCTCTTTTGCTTCACGAATAAAGTCAGTAGAAAGCTTTTCGAACTCTTCAACATCCGGTGACGTTTTTCTTTGTATGGCAAGGGCAGCGCTACCTAGACCTTTAGCAAGCGGATTGATTGCCGAACCTAACAGACCACCGAGTGCTGCACCGCCCGCTTGTCCTGCGGTAATACCGGCTACGGCTCCGGCAGGGCCTCCAAAGAGAGTTCCAGCACCACCACCAGCTAATGCTCCAAGAGCAGCGCCAGCAAGTGTTGTATTGATTCCAAGGCCTTCTTCAGAAAGATCCTTAAATAACCGATACCAGGTTGAACCAGGTAAATTTCCTTTTTTTACCAACTGCTCGAGACGACCCAAGCGTAGATCACTCTTTTTAGCCGCTTGTTCGTCTTTGATCGTAGTCTTATAAAAATCTTCAGTCTCTTTATTAATATCTTTTTGTGCGATTCTTTGCTCTTTTTCCATTTCTTTTTGTGCAACTAGTTGTCGTTTTAAAGCGAGTTGATCAGCTGGGGTCACCGGCCTTTTAACTTCACGTTGCGTTATCCTTGGTTGTGCACCTTGAGCGCCCTTACCTTGTGCTGGAGCTTGTGCTGCTTTTTGTTGTATTTCCGGTGGAGGTGCTATTTGTTGCGGTTGTTGAGCGCTTGGCTGTTGCATCTGTGCTGCTGCCTGCGGCTGTTGTTGCAATCCTCGTAAAGCAAACAATTCCTGAACCGATCTTGGCATTTGTTGCCCCATCTGGCCCAAAACCTGCGATAAAGGTTGCGAAGTTTCTTGTGGTTGTGCCAGTTGCCCAAGAGATTGTTGTTGTTGCCCCTGCTCTTGCTGTTGGAGTCCGCCTAATGCACCAAGTCCTGACAGTTCTTGCACAGCTGCCCATTGTTCCTTAGGTGGTAAGATTGCAATGAAATTTGCAGCTTCTGGCGCAAGACCGAACTGTTGCAACAAGCCACTGGTACGTTGTTGTTGCTGTTGTGCCATGGCCTGTTGTTTTTGTTGTAAGAGATTTCCTACATGATAATTAGCCAATTCATTCAATCCGGCGCCTAATCCTTGTCCAAGACCAGTACCGAGGCGAAATCCAAGTTGTGGCGTTTCGTTGATTACTTGAGCCATGATATTCCTTTAAAGTAAACCACCAGTTAACAGTTTTAAGAGCGCCGATAAACCACCTTGCGCTAATGAGGGGAAAAATCCTTCAGAAAAGCTTTGTTGGCGCGGGAAGTATACATTTTCCATCGACGGCTGGAGTCCATGATGTAATAAATTAGAAAGAAGCTGCTGATTAAGTCCTTGTTGTTGAAGTCCGTATTGTGATTGTAATGCACCGAGCCCCTGTTCTAGTCCAGCGCCCGCTTGTCCTAGAGATTGCTTAAACGCACTTGATCCTTGGGCATTCAATCCGGTGAATCGTTCAGCAATAGAAGGAATCGTTTGTTGCTGAAACTGAGTGCGCGCCTGTTCTGCAATCGGTTTAAAATCAAAACCTTGCTGACTCGTAGAAGAAAGCAATTGGGGCAACATTGATAAGATATTTTGTTGGAGTCCCTGTTGTGGTTGTGTGAGCAACGGGAATTGGCGTAATGGCATTGCATCTCCTTGATTTATATACCTACTCTCTTAGCCTAATAAGCAAGAGATTGTTTATCTAGATTTTCTAGGAGTAAGTATATGGCTGCAAGTTATGGTCCACAAGCCAATCCAGGATCTTTTGTTGCAACGACCAATATTTGGGACGTATCACAAGTCTATTCAGTTGAAGTAACCAGTCCTGAGTTTAAAGAGCTTATTGTGCGCCTTGGGCAGAATATTAACAATATTTCTTTATCGGTAGATACACGCGATGCGGGTTATTATGCCCAAACGGAATTTGTAAACGGTCAGATATTCTTTCCCAATCCAGCACGATCTTCGACTACTGCTACAGCCCCTATATGGCGGCAAGTATTCCGGCTTGTTATCAATTTTGGTACACTCCCTAATACCGCAACCAAATCCGTTGCACATAACCTCACTATAACATCAGGATATAGTTTTACTCGCATCTATGCGACAGCTTCAGACCAAATAGGAATGAGCTATATCCCGATCCCGTACGCAAGTCCCGTTTTGACTAAAAATATAGAACTCAATGTCGATAGTACGAATGTAAATATTACGACAGGGTCTGATAGAACGAACTATACAGTTACATATGTTATTTTAGAATACATAAAAGAGTGATATCCTATCACCCAGAGAGTTTCATAGCTCTCCCTTTTTTCTACCGCGTGGATTCGTTCCTGCGGTAGAAGTTTTATTGGAGACGCTGAGATGTTGGCTGAGCATAGAAAGTCATTGCATTGAGCTGAAAATCGGAAAATGCAGTATCGATATTAACCATCTGGTCATCAGATAAGTAAATCCGTAACTGAATACATTCGCCATCGGCTTGCAAATATACCGGATGCCATACTCGATCCTGTTGTGATTCGAGCGGTACTAACGGATAAGCGGATGTCTCAAGGACATTAGTACCAATAATTGCACCCGTCGCTTGTCCCTCCTGGATCATAGAAAGCTCGGTCGATGACGGGAAGAAATCAATAGTAATAGCGCCTAATGCAGTTTTATCAACAAGAAAATCTACTTTATTGATAGCGACATTACGGCCCTGATTAACATAGAAGTTATATTGTTTGGTCCAAATATCAATTCTACTCACGCGAGTAATAGTACCACCACCAAGATAGCCACCAAGAGCTAGTGTGATATCAGTATTCTCGAGCGTGAAATTATTAACATCAATTACGCTAGCAACAGGGTAAAATCCTAAAATAGGTAAATTAACGCCTACCGTGTTCTCGATATATATATAATCCCCAGGCAGTAGATTATGATTAATAGCAGTAATAGTAACGACATTGCCAGTGACGATAAGGTTGGTAATTTGAAGAGCAGGAGCATTACGGGTACCCTCGGTATCGACAATGAAAACGAATCCTTCTTGATTTCCGGCGATAATCTGTCGAAACTTGGCTTGTAATATAGCATTATTCCATGCTTCAACTGAGTCCTGCCACGTATCATTAGTTGATGCCCATGTTATTGAATCTTGTTGTTGATAGTAACCAAATGCGGTAATTGAATCATCATTAAATGCCCACGACTGCGTACGATAGTTATAGATCAATACGCGATTAGGGAATGTTGAATCCAGTTCAAGTGAAGGAAAGGTCCAGTAGACCATTTCAGCAAAATAATCACGAATACCGTACACACGAAATACGCCTTCGTTATCATTAGATACTTCAAAGACAGAATCAGGAATTTTTGAATCGATGCGTTCAACGTTAGCGCCATTACAAGCATGGATACCGACATTACCTACACCAAGAATCAATTTATCAAAAGGAACCTCAGAAAAGGTCGATTCAGCGCCGAGTTCTGTGTTGATCTGTTGCCAGACAAAAGGAAGAACTTGGTTTCCTGTGTATACAAGTTCCCAGGTGCTCGATTCGCAATACACGATTAAACGATCTTTTAAGAACTGGGCAGTAACAATTACTTCTTTTGTAGGCAGGTCAACATAGCCACCTTGTCCTGGAATATCTTCGTTCCAAGCATTAACTGAAGTAGGATCGCCATTAACCGAGAACCGGCAACGATTAACAAAAGCAGTATTAGCGGCACTTACTGTTTCTATGGTATTGAGCAAAACAAGGCGATTTTTAAAGGGAACTATAATACGCGCTGTTTCAATTGTTTCACTGCCGTTATTATAGACCGGATTAAAGAAATTCCACTGCGTACCATCAAAGAACCGCATTAAATCTATTGCTACGAAGTTTGAAACAAAGAAGTAATTATTGCTATCAGAAACGCCACGATAGGTGTATCCCCAAAAGAAATCAGCATTGGATCCTGTCCATACTGAAGCTCCTGCCGATGCTTCTGCCGACGATCGTTGCCACGAAGTACCGTTATACGTGTAAGCAAATTGTGTATCGAACCCGAAAACTGGTTCATCATTTATCGCTGCTGTTTCATAGGTAAGAAGACCCATAACCGGTTGTGCTGGGTAAAAAAATACATCAGTAAGTGCGGCTGCCCCGACAAAATTAAATGCTCCAGTAGTTGTGTCATACGTTGCTGTTGTTGTTGAACCAGTTTTAAGCATTGCTGCAGGCGTTCCGGTTTGATAAACAGTGAATATCTCATCGCCAATAGAAAACAGTTGCCCTATTTGGAAAATAACTCCTGGTACCGTACCGGAAAGATTCCCCGAGCCATCGGTTGTTCCTACAAGAATTCTAAAGCGAGAATATAATTGCGCTACTGAAGGGTCAACCGATCCGTTCATGAGTATTGCACCAAAACGCTTACGTACACGACCACGGAAAATATAGGCATTCTGTAGCCGAAAGAAAGCGTCGTCAGGAATAAGCCACGGTTTTAGGTCCGTTTGTAGACCTGTATTCAATGGAGCAATCATGAAACGATCGATAGGCATCTTATCTTCCTATGGCTAGATACGAGAAGAAGCACAATGTTGGCGAGTTTAAAACCGTTCTTTTGCCAGCCCAGAATTGAATTTGTGTAGAGTTCATACCTTTAAGGCGAACAAAGGTATCTTGATCACCGGCAACACCACCTGAAGTGCATAATATAACTTGCATAACACGCGTAAAGACCGGTGTAGTGGCATCTACGGGGAATGATTGAACATCATCGCCAGTTCCTTGGCCGTTACCCCATTTGATAAGTAATCCTGATGGCAAGTATGACCACCCATTGCTTTGAGGACTCGGAAGATTAGTAATACTTAGGGTAGAAGCAGTAAATGGAACTTGTACAACCGTCGCTTGCTGTGTTTTGTTAACATAGATCTCGTTCTGTGAAGTAAGTGTATTTAAGAAGCTATAAACTGCATTCTCGCCCGCAGGGAACACGATCGGAGGCGCTGCAAGCTGTGGTACAAATTCAATATACGTATGCTTTCCCGCATCAGAAGCACCGAAAGTTGCATGGTTAATTCCAATAAGCGTGTTGATTGCTTGGAAGTTTGCCAAAATTTCGGGTTGAGAATCTTTAAGCCGATCATTAGGCTGCGGAATATTTGCATTGTATGCCATTGTTTCTCCTGATTAAAATGGTCCGCCGCCCCAGCCCCATGATCCTGTTTGAAGACCAGTTTGTTCGGTATAGATAGTAGCGGTTCGTTCGTTGGTGTATTGTACAATAGTTCTTCTTAGAATTAATGCTTCTTGTTTCTTAAACTCGGGCATTATAAGACCGACACTATCGACATCCATACGATCTTCAAAAACTTTTTTAGCAGCGCCGTAAGCAATATATTGCCACCATTCTTGTAGTTCAGGACTTTGACTTGATGAAAGAAGTTCAGTTGGACGAATATACACTTCACAATTGATTGGATACGGCTGATCGGGGATAGGACGTAGGGTAAATACACCGTCATAAAATAGCATGGCTAATGGTCGTGCTGGAACATAGACATACGTTTCACTATTTACGGGAATTCCTGACGCAGGAGCTGATGTGAAATTAAACGAAAAAGCGCCAGTAAGATAATTAATAGTTCCCGGAACGGTTACGTCACCAACCAAATTACCATTACCATCGTCATGGCATTGTAAACCACCGCCAGTTGTAGTTATTGATGCAAACGTAACATTATTACGTGCAACGGGAATAGAAGGTAATACGCCAGAAAATGCTGTCGTTATGCCATCGCCGGATGCAACGAGCTGAAGGCTATTGGTAAACGGATAAATATTGAAAAACTGTTCACGAGATTGCGAATAAAAAGCTTTATATCCTGCGATATATACCGGATCATGTACCGAAATATATTTATTGATGAAATTGTATAAAGGATCAGCTGGATCACTCGTTGTAGTTGTATAAGTATCTATAAAAGGCTCACACCAAAACGTGAGTGTTGTACGTAAATTAAAAAGGCGTAAGTGTTCGGGAAAATCATAAAGCACAAATGTATTGATGTATTCATTAAGCGTTGCTGTAGGGAGTATTGCTTCTGAAGGGCTTCGTGTTAACCGCCTTACCTTTGTTTGTATAGCGGTGAGTGATGAATCTGCCATTAGAAATCTCCACTTGGTAAAACGTTAATCGTAGCCGCCTTCAGTGTAGCAGCTACTTCACCGATAGGAACAACAAGTGCACAGGTATTATAGCGCGTGACAGGAATAGAAAATACATCAAAATGCTTTGTATCAATATCTATCGAAAAAGTAGTAGGACCGGTCACTATAATCGTGCCGGTCAAACCATTTATTTGCTGCATGCTATCCGCTGGTGGAATATCAATCCGCACAATCATCCCCGTTTTGTAGTTATGTGCAAACGATGTTGTGATTATCGCTGGATTCGAGTTCGTGATAGACGTGATGAGGCGATACGCGGGCTGAAATGTGGGATTGGGATTGGCATAGCAGTTTGACATACTAAACTCTCTGAACCGTTATGATATTCGCTGAGCCTTCCGGAGTTAAATCCGCAGAATCAATAAATTCTAATGATCTAAAGCTGAACCGGCGGACTTTTTGTCCTATTTTCATAATCGGTTTTCCATGATCATCCACAGCATATGAATGAACTGGATACCAACCATTTTTGTTTAAGTGTTTTGCTACACCCAACGGTATTTTATAGATTTGGTTGTCTATCATGTCATAGCGTTCTACCTGATCTTCGCGATAACCGCGATAGACAAATGACATAGATCCACCAGGGACTTCATGAAAATGAAACATGCCAGTTACCAATTCACGATCTTTATCACGTTGATAGCGGAGCTTTGCTTTATTCTCTTTTCTTACATTCAATTCTGGATTTGTTGTTGTCTCTTGCGCCATGGTTGCTCCTCGTATAAATCCCCGGGAGCAGTTGGGGAAACTGCTCCCGGAAGAGAGTTGGTTATGGTAATTCTAGAACGATATTAGATTATTTGTGCTGAACACGGTTCCAGCCTGCCAAATCATAGTATCGCCAACTGAACGACCACCTGGTTGATCATCACCACCATTAAGTATCATCGCGAACATGCCTTCGTTGATTGTAGAATCATTCAAGATATTAGAACCAAGACTCAATGCAACTCCAGTATCTTCTCCTACCGGTACGACTTCAGCAGGCGAAAACGGATGTATAGAAGTTACTGGGAATGCGAATGAACTGAATGTACTAGAATCAATATCAACCGTGATCGTGTTTCCAGTAACCGCTGTTGTAGAAGTATCGATAGCAACGATTGTCCCCAAAAGACCATCCATTTGTGGCATGCCATACACAGCAGGAATCACAAATCGAACCGCTTGTCCTACTTGGTACTGATGCGTTACCGAAAGAGTCACAACTGCTTGTGAAGCACGCGTAATCTTAGTGATGTAACGACGACGTGGGTAGAATATTGGATCGAATTGGATCACACGGAATGACGCGCCGGCGCCTGGAGAAGCAGCGGTTGCAATAGCTGACATGTAATCCAAACTGAAGCTTGTACCCGAGAATGTTCCATATCCTATCGTGAAATCGATACCACCAAGTTGTTGTGCACCAACAACGTTGTAAATACGCACAACGTTACCTGGTAACATATCAGTCGTAGAACCAACCGTTACCACGGGAGGGTTAGCATTAGAAATGTTAGAAATACCGGTCGAACCGTTATTTAAATCACCAATTGGATTGCTCGTTGTATCAACAAACGTAAAACCACCATCGATTCTATATTGAATCAAGTTATCAGCATTAGTGGCATTTGATTTGTAATACAGATACCTAGATTCAAAAGGAAACCCACGCTGCCAATAATATTCAACACCCTCTTGCGTTGTTGGACTTTGATCATCTGCTATTGTTAAGTTAATAACGCGCATCCAATCTATAGGTGTTGCGAACGGAATAACAATATTACCGCCCGTAGAAAGAAAACTTCCTTGAAAAGTTGTTGTTCCTGTAGACATTTTTTACTCCTTAAGCAAGTGTACAACGAAGGTTAATAACCCACAGATCATTCGTGATTCGTGGAACTTCTGCGAACTTGTATCCTACTGAAGCATTCAATGCTAACGGACCATCATATATTGGTGGACGATAGATGAATGAAGCAGAATAGCCATCTTGCTCAATACACGCATACGCTTCCATACCAACGCAGAAAATGTTGAACACATTCGCGCCGAGGTTAGAAGCATTAGGAGTTACTGAACCGATAGATGATACCAAGAAACGCAAATTTCCAATGGCACCCCATTCTGAACGCAATGCTTCCATTGGTGCAGGATATTGGTTCTTATGGATGAATCCTGAAACGGCATCAAGATTTCCGGTCAATTGCGTCGAACATAGTGCAAAGTATGCATCACGAACTGGCGCTGTACCGAATTTATCTTCACCTTCGATGTTATCCATAATAGTGTACGCATTGTTATCCAAGAGCGTACGCACAACAACATCAACATCAGAACGTGTTATTTCAGTTGGATTGTCACCATTAACACCGCCAACGCAGTTAATGAATGAAGCCGTTCCTGCAAGCATGTCACGCGTTAACTGATCTTCAGTTTGACGAAGTGATACACCAAGGCGCGCTGCGCATTCATTGAGAACCGGATCTTGGTTTTGGAGTGTAACTTGCTCGTTCAATTGAACATACGTGCCATAGAACGATATTGTTGCGTCAATATCAATTGCAGTAAGTAATTGTGCTGGAGGTGTTACACCAGAGTTTCCTAATGGAACCATTGCGGTCGCCAAAGGATTGTAACGACGCATACGCAGCGTAGTACCACCATTACGTGGCATAGCTTTCTTCATCGCTGGTATTTTATGGATCATATTTGGCACGGGCACCGAGAGCAACTTATAGCTAAAGCTCTGTTGTACTGGTGCAGGCAACGTGCTAGTTGTAGTTATTGCCATGAGAATATCCTAAAAAAAGGACGAACATATATTAAAAGCTGGCGAGACTTGATACGGCCGATGAGTGGACGAAACTCGATACAATCCAAGAGCGAAGATAGCGACTCTTCAAATACTGCTACTCAAGTATAACCATAACTTTTTTTTCTATGCAACCTTGCTATGCTATCCCCTGCCTAGTCACAGGCTTTCTTTGTCTCCCCGACAAGAAAATAACTCTACAAACAAAAATACCCAGATAAATTTCTGGGTATTTTTGTTTGTTATGAAAATGATTTTATTGTTTTAGTGGATGGTTCATGAAAAAATCATACAAGATTTTGTAGGTAGGTATGAGTACTAGCAAAGCGATGAGATAATGTTCCCACTGAGTAATGATCATTGATCTTCCTCCGAGGAAAGACTATATACCATTAAAAATACCAAGAATGCAATAATGCCCACAAGATATAATTCCCACCATAACCACATATTTACCTCTTTTTATCAAATCTCAAGACAAGATATTTTTGAACAAAGGCTATGATCCATAGATACATGACAAACTCAGCTATCACGTGTGGATTTGCCAGCCATTCACTCATACCATTTCCTTATACCAGAAAAAATAAAAAAAAGAGCGCAGCACACGGAACAGTGGAGAAGAAAATAATGAAGCAAGTACTGCCACATACACTCGTATTCTACCCATCCAATCCATAACCATCTCATCTTTTATTTCCTCACACAGGACCAGTCAATGCTGCGCCTGCAATGCCACAGGTTACTGCTGCAACATTACTTGCACCTTCAATAGCAGGACCAAAAATACCCCGAAGAGCACCACCAACAGCTGCTCCAGCTACTGGTGTCGCTACAGCTGAAACGGCTGCAGAAACCAAACCTATAGCGCCATAGCTAACACCATAGACAAGTCCTTTGCCTAAAAAGCATCCTATTGATCCTCCAATAGGGCCACCAGCTTGTAGACGCCCATCAAGATCAAGCGCGTAATCGCCTTCCGCATTTTGTTTAAGCCTTAAATATGATCCTGCAGTCAGTAATTTAGCCAGCTCGCTCTTATCCATGCGACGAAGTTCTTTATTTACAAAACATGGTTTTATCGTACGGAGCTTGCCTTTTGGCGTCTGCACGCAGAACTTACTATCATCACGATAGACTTTCAATGCGCCTAATGCCGAAGGATTTATAACCAACGGCGCTGACACTACTAAATTATCGTCAGTAAGCTTCAATCCATCGAGCAATGCTGCGTTGCTCATGACACTTATTGAAAGAATACTCAATAATATACTTTTTTTTATCATAATTTTATCCCTTAGAAAATTATATTGTAGGTATACGATAATGTCTTATTCTTAGCCTATATTCCCCCCTTTTTTATTTTATCAAATGATAACCAACATGAAGAGAATATAGTTTTTTTTATAAATAGAAAGAAATGAAAATAAGCCACTAGAGCCAATTTTTAACGTTACTTCTTTCTGTTTGTATAATTCATAAAAATAAATAAAAAAGCTATTGACGAACTATGTAAAAATGTACATGCTAGAAAAGATGATCTTTTAAGAAGTAAGAATTCATACTCAAATGAATGTCATTCTCTTCTAAAAGAGATCATTAAAAGCAGCGTTTTAACCTTCCTCAACAAGGAGTACTGTATGCACAGTTCTAAGGGCGTTTCACGTCCATTTGCGTTATTTTCATTAGTCATTTTTCCCAATTTTGCCATGAGTGGTATGGTTGAACACCAAAAAAGGGCTGTATTTATTTTAGGAGCTCCCCGGAGTGGAACATCGGTGACAACAGGGGTTTTGGGACAATTGGGATTATATTTGGGTGATAAGCTCACGCCAGCAGGATCATGGAATCCAAAAGGAGATTATGAGGACGAGAATACTGTTGTTCTCAATCGAGAATTGATTCGTACGTTTGGTATTTGTCCACGTAATGCGTCAACCAAACAACCAATTGATTTTAAATCCCATGAAGAATCGCCACAAGCAATAAAGAAGATACAAAGAGTATTGAAGAAATCATTCAATGGATCTCAACAATTTGGCCTGAAACATCCACGAGTATGTTTGTTATTGCCCTTGTATTTACAAGCAGCTCAAGAATTGGGATATGAGCCGAATCTGGTTATTGTTTCAAGAGATTCACGGGACGTAGTAAAGTCTTTGAATAAGAGCGAAAAACAGATCGGAGATGAATATACTATGGCAGAAGGATTGGCCTTCGTTAATCAATTTTTACGTCCTATAGGACAGTATGCTGCTGATTATAACCATGTACGCATAACCTTTGATGATATAACTAAACGAACACCAACGGCTATAGAAAAGATACGGCGATTGCTACCAGAACTGCAATCGTATCGACAAAATAAGCTCCGCATCGATCAATTTGTAACGCCAGCGCCACTATTGCATAAAATGCAGGATCAGGCAAAGGCCGAAAGAAAGAAAGCAGAATGATTAACGTCGCAATATTTGATATGGATGGAACTATTATACAAACTCTCCATATCTGGGATAAAATCTTAGGTCATTTTGTTGGCGATACAGAACTCGAGAGATTTCGAACTCTACGTTCGGATTTTCATGGACCTCAGAAAGGTCTTTATAAAACTGCTCAAATCTTACGTCTACATTATGGCTATATTGGACAAAGCGATGAAGAAATTATCCATACCTATCAATCTATTGCGCGCGCTATTATTAATCATAATGAAATCAATTTTGTTGAAGGATTCCAAGACTTTCATTCTTTTTGTAAACAACGTGGGATAATAACTGCTATCGCAACAAATGCTCCAGATTACGCTCTTCAGCCTTTAATCCACAAGATGAATTTGCAGAATTTTTTCGGCGAGCATATTTATAATTCATGTATGGTAGATGCAACGTTCAAGCCCGATCCTGCTTTGTATCGTTTCGTTATAAAGAAACTTGGCATTAATCCTGATGAATGTATTTGTTTGGAAGATACACAAAAAGGAATACTCTCGGCTAAAACTGCGGGCATACATCAAGTAATAGACATGCGTACATATACCTATGCCGATGCTAGGCATATGTTTGATAATGGTCTTTTAGAATAAAGAAAACAGTCCAGGGAAGAATTAGTTTCATACTCAATATCAACTAGCTCTTTTCTGGACTGGCTCAACAAGAAGCACAAATAGTATATGCTTTTTTCCGATTTTAAAAAGTACTAAAAACACCGGAAAGACTATCTAGTCGTGTTTTTCGTTAATTTTTCTTCATGGCTTCAACCATTTCTCTATGCAACTGCTTACGGAGCTCTGGTGTTAACCCATTAGCGAAAGCATTGGCATGGGATAAGGGCGAGTCACCTTGCTGTGGCGATACGCTTGCAAGCGGTCGCGGCTTAGCGGCATTTTGAGCGGCTATTTCTCGATCACGGGAATAAGAATCTTCTTGCTGTGTCAGACCAAGTTTTTTGATCATGGTATAGGCAGAAACTGCTTTGCCATAAAGATCTCGCGATGAATTGAGTGTAGCGGCTATTTCAGGATACGAACTACTTAAAGCGCGAACATTTTCAGCTGAAACGACACGATCAAAATCAGGATATAGGGCTTTCAACCGCGCTTCTATCAACTGCGTTTCCAGATGTTGGATTTTACGCTGGACCTTTGATAAGTGTTTACCTTCGGCAAGATCGTTATCATCAAGTTTGAATTCGAGATCTTCTTCTTGTGGTGGTGTTGGAGCAACTGCACGGTGTTGTTCTCTAACCATGCGCAAGAGTTCATCGCGTTCCCGTTCCAATTGATCAGCTCGTTGTGCGCGTTCACGCAGGGCACGGATATTTTTCTCTTTGGATGTTTCGCGTTCAGGTTGACTGGAAGCAGCTATCTGTTCTGGTTGTGCCTGTTCCTGTTGCGATTGCTCCTCGGCAGATTGTTGTTCTTGCATCTCCGGTACCGGTGGTAATGAATCGATTCCTTTTTCAAATTCCATGCGTTTGCTCCTTACTTGAGTGTATCGAACTCAACTTTTGTTATGTATAGTACTAAACTTCGCCATTCATTCTTTGAGCGATCTTTTTTAAGGTTCCATCATGAAAATCTAACACGAACTTGAGCAGTTCACGCTCAGATGGATCTACCAATAAAGCATTAGCATGTAAAAGTTCACACGTATCTTTTGAAGGAACAACCCATAAAAATCGAATCTGATCATCAGATCTATGGTACGAATAAACAGCTTGATCCCATTCAGGAGTTGGACATGTAGAGCGATGGAAAAAATAGTTGCGGATCACGTTCTGCATAATCCGTTCTTTTTTTGTCAGAACAACAACGAAAAAATCTCCTGAGTATATTCGTTTACCGTCAGTAACGCGCTCTATAAGATTATCTTCATATTCGGTTAAGCTTTCCCGCATCTGTTCAATGGGCGATACAGTATCAGATTGTTTTTGTAATAAGTCGAATGCTACTTTACCGACTGTCTCTCGCGTCATGAAAACTCCTTGAACTATGGCGCTAGGGTAGCATGATTTTTGTCCGTACGGCAAGAAAGAAGAAACCATAGAGTGGAATGGCTCTATGGTTCACAAGGACCCGTATTCATGAAAAATGCGGATAGAAGAATGAGTATAACAAAGAAGCCCCCCTGATGACCAGGGGGCAATGAAGAGCAATGCCCGTTTTAAGAGCAAGAGCATTTGTATATATTATTTTCGAGCTTTGCGAGCTTCAGATAATGCAATAGCAATAGCTTGTTTCCGGCTTTTTACCTTCTTCTTGCTTTTTCCCATAGGAAGTTCACCTTCCTTAAACTCATGCATTACCTTTGCCACTTTTTCTCGAACAGCCGGAGACTTAGGCACCTTTTTCTTTGCCGAAACTCGTTTAGCTACTTTCTTTTTTACTGATTTCTTCATACTAACCCCTATTAATTTTTAATTGAGGATACTTTTTATAAACCGCTTTACGTATGCCGGTAGGATTTGGTGCATAGTGCGCACGTGCTAATGCATTACGCGCTCGTGCCAAGGTATTGATAGGAAAAGATAATTTGCTTGCACCACCAGCAGCACCGGCAAAGCTTTTAGGCGATACCGATTTGTATTTGCCAGCTGATGATGATCCCGGCTCTTCGCGCATCTCGGATTCTTTTGCCCGCGGTACGCTCACACCTTTTGCAACAATAACACGCTTTCCTGTTTTTTTTCTTGGCATGATTATTCCTCTTTATTACCAGCAAACCACATAACTGCATCATCAATGTATGGCGATGAATAGAATCCTGCGCGAGGAAACTCTTTGTTAATTGGCTTTGGCGATAAGTTGGCCATAGCGTTATGATCTTCTTTAATCATACCTGCATCCGCCATTTCTTGTCGTCGACGTTGGTCTATTCCTGCATAGAATACCCCACGAGCATCACGTACTTGATCGTAGAGTTTATCGCTTTGCAGATAGGCCTTATCTTTCATAACTTCATACGTATTTTTCGCAGAGGCTCGTGATCGAGCTTTAGGTTCTCGTGCCATTACTCTCTCCTATAAAAGGGGAAGGCCGAAGCCCTCCCATTAACGTACTCGTTGCGTTTCTTCAAATACTAACCGTTTTTCAACCCTTGGATCTCTCTTTGGTTGATCCTTGCGCAAGTTCGGGGGCGTGCCCAGAATCTTGTATGCAATTTTCTTAGTTAGTTCGTTGAGTCGTAACATAGCCGGCATATTAGTACTTCTCTTCTTCGTAGCCCATGTGACCGTGACGGTACATTGCTTCACCGTCTTTATCCATTTGCACATCAACGCCACGGATTGTGTCATCAATATGTTCTGGTGTATAACGGCCGCCTTTAGGCCACGGACGCATGATCACGTCTTGTGGAAGATTGGCAACTGCGCGACGGTCTTCGTGGATCATCATAGAGTCACGGCGTTCTTCAGCTTCTCGATCCTGTGGCCCTTGATAGTAGCCACCATCGCTTAAACTTTGAGCGCGTTTTTCGCTCTCATAACGCTTCATGCCTGCTCGTTCATCACGACGGTCTTTTTTTGATTGATGATATCTTGCCATCACCATCTCCTTGGTAGAAAATACAGTCCACGTTGCGCTTCCCAATGAAGCCACGCGTGCTGCAAGGTTTATCCTCTAACTACTCTTCTAACTCATGTTTGCGGCGTGCTTCAGCTCCCGGTAAGCGATAGCCCATGGCCTGCGCTAACCGTCTGAAAGCACGTTCTTCATGTTGCTCGTGGTTTTTTGTGTCCTGCAAACGTGGCTCGATTTCTATATACGTTATTCTTTTTTCTTTAGATTTGTGTCGAGCTGCCATACATTTCTCCTGCTGGTTGTTTGACAGTACTAGTCTCCTGATCTTTGAGTATCGATGCAAGCTTTATTAATTTTTCAATATGCGCCAGATCTATACCCTCTAATTCCTTCATAGCTCGAGCGGCAGAAAGTAACGCATCTTGATCGTCTTTACGCGCTTGCGCTCTCCTTTCTACAGCAAACTCTTGGTTCTCACGAACACGACTTACTCGTTCCAATCCTAGACCGCGATCAGCTTCTGCGCGCGCATGTGCCAAATTAGTACGCGCTTGTAATTCAGCCATTGTCATATCAGCTTTAGCTTTTTCTGCTTGTTGTTTAGCTTGTGCTGCACGCGTGACTGCTTCAACGAGCTTGGTCTTATCTTGGATAGTAGCCGATTCAAGAAGTACTTCATCAGGAATGGCAACGCCGGCTTCACGTAACTGTAACAACTGGGCAAAGTTCATCTGCTTTTGTGTGGACGTGTTCAAACCTTCTTCTACAACTGCATCATACTTACCAAACGCTTTGTTATAGAACTGATCATTCGGTTGTTCTTCAAGAATGCGTTGGATCTTGCCCGGTGTGAAATTAGATTGTACTATCTCGATCATGAGCTTGCCCAAAAGTTTCTGTGAGCGATCAAGTTGGTCAAATAATCCCTGTAACGTAGTCAAGCCTGCGCCTTGTCTCAGCATAGAAAGAATTCCAGCTTTATCATCAGTTGCCGATCCCAAGAGTTCTTCGTTAACACCGGAGATTTCTTGTATCTCTTGGCCAAGAATTTTGGACAGTTCGATCATGGAAGGCGGTATTTGTGGTGCTTGGATCTGTTGCACATCACTCATCTGTGCTTCTTCTTTAAGCGCAAGTCCACGTCCCTGGCCATATAAGAATACGTCTTTAGGATTAACGAGTGCATTCTCTTTATAGATCCAGCCCGAGGTGACCTGGCTTTCGAGAATATCCAATTCGATAACTTTTCTGCGGTTATAGAGATACTGAGGATCCCTCAGTCCACGCACAACACCTTGAATACGCCATGGGAAATAGGGCATTTGCGGATTGTAATAAGCAAAAACAGGAACAAAGGGATATGAATCAATACCGATAGGATTCGGACCATCGTACATCACTTTGCCTTGAACAACGATCGCCAACCGCACTGTTGGGACTTCTGATTCTATGATCGTTACTTGTGGATAGACTCTCAGGAATTCTTTTAATCGTTCCTGGTCTTCGTTTTTCCATTCCAGTGTTTCACCAGTTTGGGTATCAACCAGAAGCTTTTGTTTACGGTAATCGCGATAGTAATATTCGTCATATGTGAGCAAATTCTGCATACCATAATTGTACGATTCAGGCATGAACTGGAATTTACCATCGCGGCCAGTACCAGCCGATCCGCCCCAAAGGCCCATGATCTCTTCTTCTTTGTTCGGTAGTAATGAAATACATTCGCGCTTAGTTAAAAAGCTCCGTTTCCAAATAGAGTTACAATCGGATAAATCCGATTTCCTGAAATAGGGATCAATAAGAAAACTATTGTACTGACAATTCTCAACACGAATGTTTCCCGATATCGGATCGGAACGATAATCGACCCAAACTTGTAACAAGTTCATGCCGGTAATTAAGGCACCTTGAAACGATTCAGATATTGTCTCGAGTATCCCTTCTTGTTGATTTGCCCACATCAGAACCTTGGTGAACTGGTCAGCGGTCTTTTGATCAGCGTTTTCAATTGGCGTTACAATGGTAGATTTACGCGCCCGACGTTGATGACCAGAGATCATGTTTACTACGCGCATAATCCGATTGAAATTGAACTGCTTTCTACGGTTGGCCGGAAGATTACCATAAATATCAGACCAGAGTGTCTGATCACCAACATAGAATCGCGTATCAGTATCGGCTTCTGACCAGAACGATTGATTGATCGTTATACTTTCGGCATAGAAAGATTCCATGCGCGATAAAATACTCTTATCCTTTTCGTCGTAGTACTGGGGTCCCAATTGGG